AAATTTATACAGAAGAAGACATAATGGGTAGAACAAGAGACATTGCGGCAATTTTAGGTCAGACTGAAATTACCAATCCACAGAATAATAGGATATTCACGATTGATGACACGAGTGTTGTTGATTCTGCATATGTGACCTCAATTTCGTCTGCAGGAGCATTATCTTATTACTCTACTCTTGACTCATTACCTACATCATCATTGACTGCAGGTGATGAGGCATTTGTCGCTGCAAATAATAGATACTACATTTCAAACGGATCAGGTTGGTACGGTTGTGAAATGATAGACAGTTTAGGATAGTACGATGGGTAGATCTCGTGATATAGCAGATATGCTTGGCAAGACTGAACCTGCCAACACAGACAATGAGCGTCTTATAACCACATTTGATGGTGTTGATTCTGCCTATGTTTCTTCAAACATAACACCAGCTCTGGTTTTTTACTCCACACTTGATTCACTGCCAGTATCCGGACTGAGTGTTGGTCAACAAGCATATGTGAGTGCAAATAGTAGATTATACATCTCTGATGGTTCTGGTTGGTATAACAAGGCACTGATCACGTTATCACCCACAATGACATTGGATCCGACTGGTACGATTACATTGGCAACTGATGGTGTCACAACCTCCACTGTCACAATTGTTGCTGTTGATTCTGATACCCCTGGATCTGGTTTAACATATAGTGTCGAATCAGATGGTAACATGTTGGGTAGAGCTGTAATATCTCAAGACTCTTCTGTGTTCACTATTCGTCCATTATCTTCTGATAGTGGTGCAACTGATGGTACATTTACATTAACATTTAAGACAAGTGATGGGGTAAACTTTGCCTTCGATAGTGCAGATTTCAGTCTGGCATTTTCTACCACTGTTGATTCATCTTCTGCAACTGTATTGTTGATGAAGGCAGAAGGTAATGCCAAACAAAATGATGTTATTTCTTATCAATATGGATCAGATTTTACTTTAAATCAACTTTCTGCTACTCTTACTAATGATCCATATGCAACTTCATTCTCACCTTATCGTTCTGGTGGATATAGTACTCATTTTCCCAATGGAGCAACTGGTAATTTAAATTGGTCAGGAACAACTCTATCTGGCGATTATACAATTGAGGCATGGATTTATACAACTGAAGTTGATAATTCTGGTTACAATAATATTTTAAGTGATGTGAGTTCTAATGTTCAATTTAGTTTGCATAACCCATCAAACGGTAATATGTACACGATATATCAAAGTGCAGTAAAACTTGGTCCGACCGCGACAGGTACTGGATTGAATGAATGGGCGCATTTTGTTTGGGAACGAGAAGGGACTACATTAAGACATTATTGTAATGGATCGTTATTGCAAAGTGGAACAGTAGATAATAATTCATTTACCATATCAAAGATTGGTCAGTATTATACTGGAGGTTATGAACATCACGGATATATTCGTGACCTACGAGTAATGTCAAGTGCAAAATATGGTGGTAGTTCATATACAGTACCAACAGAACCATTGGCATATACTGATGAGGCAACCACCGAACTTTTGGCATGTCATCATCCTTATATTAGAGCTGAAGGTGTATCAATCTCTCAAACTGGTTCTTCAATTGGCACTTCTCCTTTTGGCCCATATGATTATAGTCCAATAAAGACTGCAAATCAAGTTGGTTATAGTGATGATATTGGTTCTTTCTATTTAGATGCAAGTCCTGATGCAGTAACACTACCTGCTACAGCTAATCTTGCATTTGGTACTGGTGACTTTACTATTGAATGGTGGCAGTATTGGGATGGTACTCAAATCAGTTATGGCACATTTCTTGATATTGGATATTCATCATCAACAAATATACTTATACAAAGTTTCCCTGCTAATACAAATCAATATAAGGTTTATATGAATGGCACAAGTACACAGATAAGTGAAGCATCCGCAGCAAATTCAAATCAATGGTATCACTATGCTCTAGTTAGAAATGGGACAACTGTTACATTATATAGAAATGGACTCAGTTCTGGCAGTGCAACATTTAGTGGAGATTTAGGAAGTAATGTTGATACACACATAGGAAAACAGGGCAGTAGTTATGGTTTGTCAGGATCATACATCGCTGATTTTAGAATAGTAAAAGGAACTGCAGTATATACATCTAACTTTACTCCACCAACTTCAAGACTTGCTTGGATAACAGGAACTGTATATCAAATACAGAATGCTTATGATATTAGTTTAAATGATACTGCTGCGGCAAATAGTTTAAAACCTTTTGGTAATGCAGCAACCTCAACTGCGCAACGAAAATTCACAACATCATCCTCAGTTTATTTTGATGGAACTGGTGATTATATTGATACAGAGGATACTGATCTATTTGCCTTTGGTACTGGTGACTTTACTTGGGAAATGTGGTTATACCATACAACGTATGAACCTTCATATCTTTTGGAATTTACTGATGGGAATTATAGTGATAGAGGTATTCATCATGCAACAGCAGAAGGACATTTAACTTATTATACATCAACAACTGGTATAGGCAGCAGTTTATATACTACTGGATTTGGAAGTATGTCAAATACAACTTGGTATCATATTGCTGCTTCTAGAGTAAATGGAACAACATACTTATTTAAGGATGGAGTTCTTCAAACATCAGCAGCAGATACCACCGACTATGCGGCTTCTAGACTTAGAATAGGAGCATCGGGAAATGATACAAATATCAGTTTTTATTGGACTGGTTATATTCAAGATTTACGAATCACCAAAGGTAAAGGCAGATACACCACCAACTTTACTCCACCAACAGCAGAGTTTGAACTATAAAAACATATAAATAGTCAAAAGAATTTTTACCTGGAGACTATTTTATGGCTATTCCTGCTAGCAGACAAGATCTAATAGATTATTGTAAGCGTCGTCTCGGTGACCCAGTATTAGAAATCAATGTTGATGATGATCAGATTGAGGATCGTATTGATGAGGCTATACAATACTGGCAGGAGTTTCACTCTGACGCTACAATTAAGACATATCTAAAACATCAGGTAACAGCCACTGATGTTGCCAACGAATATATTCCAATTTCATCAAATGTTCTTACAGTAAATAGAATGTTTCCGATGTCATCTGCTTTCGGTACATCATTTAACATGTTTGATATTAAGTATCAGATGATGTTAAATGACATTGCTGACATGCAAAACTTTGCTGGCGACCTGGCATATTATGAACAACTCCAACAATATCTTTCAATACTTGACATGAAACTCAATGGCACCCCACAGGTCCATTGGTCACGGCATCAGGACAGGCTTTATATTTTTGGTGATATTGCAGATGGTGATATTCAGGTTGGTGAGTACGTTGTCGCGGAGGTTTATACACTTATTGACCCAGATACACACACATCAATCTATAACGACCTTTGGTTGAAGGAATATTCAACTGCTCTTATCAAACAGCAGTGGGGCATGAACTTAATCAAGTTTGAAGGCGTACAACTTCCAGGTGGTGTAACATTTAATGGTAGACAACTATATGATGATGCAACTGCAGAGATAGAAAAGTTAAGGGAGAGCATACGACTTGAGTGGGAATTTCCGGCAGATTTCTTTATAGGATAATATAATGGCTCGTAACTTTTATTTTTCGGAAAAAGTAAGATCTGAGATGGATCTTTATGAGGACCTCGTAATTGAGGCCCTTAAGATCTATGGTCAAGATGTATACTACCTTCCGAGACATTTAGTTAACGAGGACACACTACTGGGTGATGACCCTACATCCAACTTTCCTCAGACACATAAAATTGAGATGTACATTGAGAATGTTGAAGGCTTTGATGGAGAGGGTGATCTCTTTACCAGGTTTGGCGTAGAGATTCGCGATGAGGTTACACTTGTTGTTTCCAGAAGTAGATGGTCCAAGCAGGTTCATAGGTATGATACATCAGGTATCACAAATGATAGACCTACAGAAGGTGACCTGATCTACATACCTTTGACAAACAAGATGTTCCAGGTTCAACATGTGGAACATGAACAACCATTCTACCAAATTGAAAATTTGCCTGTATATAAACTTCGTTGTACATTGTTTGAGTACACTGGTGAGGACTTTGATACAGCTGTTGATGATATCCAGGCAATTGAGCAGGATGGTTCATACCAGTACAGAGTTTGTACCATTGCACCGGCCGCGCCTACGGTATCAATTACCATTGACAGTAACTATGTTGTTCAAGGTTATCATCAGCCATACTATGTTGACTCGGGTGAAGCTATATCAAGTATCACACTTCTTACCGGTGGAACATACTATGGTTTCTCACCAACAATAGAATTTATCGGTGGTGCTGATAGTGGCCGAGGTGTTCCAATTGGTGATAGCGCAACGGCGACTGCAGTTATCGATTCATTTGGTGCTGTAAGCTCAATTACAATTACGGATTCTGGTAGAAACTATACACAGATACCAACAATTAAGTTTATCGGTGGTTCTGCAGTTGATAGTGACTATTCCATTGGTGATACGGTAACACAAACACTTTCTGGTGGTGTTACCATTTCAGGTGAGATTGTTGGCATTGAGATGGAATCTGCTGGTTCACCATATCGTTGCTTCAACCTTGCTCATGTTGGTGGAGATGATGGTAAGTATCATTCATTTGATTCCAACTATACTATGGTAAGACCTTTCACTGCAGCAACAGGTACACTAATAAATACAACAAATGGTTCCGTGAATGGATTTGCAATTCATAGTGTTACAGAGGTAAACAAGGTGTCTGAAACAGAACAAAATGAAGTGTTTAGTGATTTCTCAGATGATTTCTTAGACTTCTCTGAGGACAATCCATTTGGTGATCCGGAGAATCAATAATGTTTGGTACACATTTCTATCATGAAAAGATCCGGAAATCAGTTTCAATATTTGGGAGACTGTTTAACAATTTATATGTAATTCGTAAGAACTCATCCGGTGGTGTGTTAAACCAACTTAAGGTTCCATTGGCATATGCACCAAGGATGAAGTATCTAGAACGAATCAGACAAAATGCAAACCTTGACACTGACACGAAGGTAGCTCTAAAACTTCCTAGAATGTCGTTTGAAATTACATCGTTTACATATGACAACACAAGACAGTTAACAAAGACAAGTAAATTTTCAAGTGGTGGTACAACAAGGGAAACGAGGCAGAAGTTTAACGCGCCGGTTCCATATAACATCAACTTTCAGTTGAACATATATGCAAAGAACCAGGACGATGCACTGCAGCTTGTAGAGCAGATATTGCCTACATTTAACCCACAGTACACACTGACCATAAAACCATTTGCCTCAGAATATCCAGATTTTAAAGAAGATATTCCGATTATTATTCAAGGTTTAAATTTTAGTGATGATTTTGAAGGTCCTATGGAGGCAAGAAGGACCATCATATATACATTAGATTTTGAGATGAAAGTAAGTTTCTATGGTGCCATTGCAGAAAGCGATATCATTCGCAAGTCTATTGCAGATGTTGCATTCATTGGTGCAGGGCTAGCAGATTCAGATATTGAGGTTGAGAGACTTACTGTTGAACCAGACCCGTTGACAACAATTGGTCTACCAGATAGTGATTATGGGTTTAGTGAAACATGGACACCGTTAAACGCATAGTCAAGTTGCGTAACAGGAGAAAAAAATGACAATTACACTGAGAAACACGAAAGGTAGTGAACTCTCGTTTGCGGAACTTGACGGGAACTTCACAGACCTTGATAACAGAGTGCAGGACTCTAATGGGGTAAGATCAATTATTGATTCCTCATACATCCTTGCAAGGGCCGATTCAGCATATGTAACAGGACTCATTGACTCTGCATATGTTACAAACATTGTTGATTCAGCATACATTGAAGGAATTGTTGACTCTGCATACATAGATGCAAGAACACCTTCATTTTATAAGTTCTTTTATGAAGCAGATTCTGGTGACACCACATTTACTGGTGCTGATCTACAATCAAACACATTAGCATACGACTCAGCAACAATCATGGTTTATAAAAATGGTATGTTACTTCACGAGCTGTATGACTTTACATTATCCGGCGGTGACACTGTTACTCTCACGATGGGTATGGACAGTGGTCATGATCTAATCATCACTACTTGGAAATAAGGAGAGGAACAATGGCAAGACAAACATATAACTGGTTTACAGGACGAACCGTTACACAATCATTAGGAAGTATCATAGCTGCCTCTCTTGGTAATTCTGTGCATCCTAGCATTGCATCAAACCCTAACCTAAGGCTTACCACTTTTAGCAATAATGAACTTCTACAATTATTGGCAAAAAGATTTCCTGGTTTATCCAGGCCTATCACATTTGATCCTCAAGGGCTAGGAATTGGTAGTGGAGTTTTTGCACAATCACAAGGATGGTATTCAGATGCAACTTTTGTTGAACCAGATATCTGGGATATTGATGGTAGACTACAACACAGATTCCAATTAAATGATTCTGCAATCTCTTCCGGTCTTTTACCTGGTGGGATTGGTAATGGTTCAGAAACAATTGTGTCCCAACCATTAAAGGCAGATCAAAGAATCTATTTTGAGATACATATGAATAAGTATCCAAAACAGGTGGATAGTAATGGTGTTCAAACCACTTTCAACAATAATGGCCAGAGTGGCATTGGTGGTGGTGGTTCTGGTAGTCTATATGATTGGAACCGATTTGTAACAGCTTCTGCAGGTTTAGGTGGCGAAATTGAAATAACCATTGCACCAGAAGGCTGGGCAACAGCTGGAGGATTTGAATCTGTTATTGGTAGAATGGCTTCGATCACCTCAAAAGCTATTCTTACCACAAATATGTACCAACCTAACGGTTATAATCCAGGTAGTCCACATTATGGATCATATCTAAACATACACCCAGCAAATGATAGTGATATCAGTGAGGTTGTTGATGGTGACATCTTTATGTTTGCCATTGACGGAGTCCAGGATTCAACCACAAACAATAATAGATTATACTTTGGTAAAAATGGTGTATGGGCCAAGTCAGATTCAATAAATAACCTATCGTCACTGGAACAACATATGAGAAACTTTGATCCAGCAGATGACTCAGCAATCCGGGGTGGATGGAATTTGGAACCAACCGAGGATCCTTATCACATCTACATCTCGCCAATCTGGGACCCATCAGCAAAAGATTCAGCTGCTGGTACAATTCCAGGTGATTACAAATATATGGATATTGATCTTACTGTTAAAACCGGCACAGATGTAACATATTCACCTCCAACAAGTGGTAGAGGTCACGCATTTAAGGCACACTAATTATGGCAGATGAAAAAGATAATGTGAAGAATGATTACGATTATTCTCGTGAAACATATTATGAATTAATTGAAAAAGGTAAGGATGCCTTAGAAAACATGATAGAGGTTGCTCGCGAAAGTGAGCACCCTCGTGCTTACGAAGTCCTATCAGGTATGATCAAAAATGTGTCTGACGTGAATGATCGACTGATGGACTTAAACAAAAAGCAAAAACAAATGAATGAAAAAGATGAGGTGAAGCAAGTTGAAAATCAGCAGAATAACTATTTCCTTGGATCCACTGCTGATATTCAAAAGATGCTACAACAGGATGATATCATAGATGCTGAACCAGATAGAATCATATCTAGGGAATCCTAATGTAAAAAGGGATGGTGTTTTACAAAAGTGGACACCAGAACTTTTAAAAGAATATAAAAAATGCATGGTTGATCCGGTTTATTTTGCCGAGAACTATGTAAAGGTGATTGCACTAGATGAAGGTTTAGTCTCATTTAAGTTGTATCCTTATCAAAAGGATATGTTTACACACTTTACGGATAATAGATTTAATGTCGTTCTCGCTTGTCGTCAATCAGGTAAGTCAATATCAGCCTGTGCGTATCTCCTCTGGTATACGCTATTCAACTCTGAAAAGACTGTGGCCATCCTGGCGAACAAGGGCGCGACTGCTCGTGAAATGCTCTCACGTATTACACTCATGCTTGAGAACATCCCGTTCTTTTTACAACCTGGTTCAAAGGCACTTAATAAAGGCTCTCTCGAGTTTAGTAATAACTCTAGGATTATTGCTGCCGCTACTTCTGGCAGCTCTATTCGTGGTATGTCAGTTAATCTTCTTTATCTTGATGAGTTTGCCTTCGTAGAACGGGCTGCAGAGTTTTATACATCAACTTATCCTGTTGTTTCAGCGGGTAAGGATACAAAGGTTATTATTACATCCACTGCAAATGGTATTGGTAACCAGTTCCATAAGATATGGGAAGGCGCGGTACAAGGAATTAATGAGTTTAAATCATTCCGTGTTGACTGGTGGGATGTACCAGGACGGGATGATGAGTGGAAAAAACAAACTGTAGCAAATACATCACAGTTACAGTTTGATCAGGAATTTGGTAATACGTTCTTCGGTACTGGTGATACACTCGTCAATGCCGAAACACTTTTAAGTTTAAGGGCAAGACCGGCCAAAAAATTATTGGAAGGTGGTAACCTAAAGATATATGCTGAACCTGAAAAAGGTCATGATTATGTCATGACCGTGGATGTAAGCAAGGGAAGAGGCCAGGATTATTCTACTTTTACATTGATCGATATTAGCGTTCGCCCATTTGCACAGGTTGCTGTATATCGCAATAACACTATCTCTCCTATTCTCTTCCCTAACATTATATATAAGTACGCGAAAGCTTACTGTGATGCATATGTTGTAATTGAATCAAATGACCAAGGTTCCGTGGTTTGTAATGGATTGTATCATGACCTTGAATATGAAAATATGCATGTTGAATCGTCCGTAAAGGCAAATGCCTTGGGTATTGAAATTACTCGTAAAACAAAAAGACTTGGTTGTTCCGCAATCAAGGACATCCTTGAAACAAATAAGCTTAACATTGTTGATGAACAAACAATTTTAGAGATCTCTACCTTCGAGGCCAGAGGTCAGTCATATGAAGCATCTGATGGTAACCATGACGATATAATGATGAATCTAGTGATGTTTGGTTATTTTGTATCAACTCAGTTCTTTGCCGATATGACAGATATTAATCTAAAGAAAATGCTATTTGATCAAAAAATGAAGTCGATTGAGGATGACATGGTTCCATTTGGTATCATTGATGATGGTTCAGATTATATACAGCAGATTGAAAGACAGGATGATCCTTGGCAGATTACAATAGACACCGAGAAAGCTATATGGGACCCAGATCTTTAAGTATAACAAAATTATAAATAAAGGTAAGTTGACTAACCGTATTATGGAACATATAATTTTTT